CTGCTGCTTCTGGTAAACCTTTCAAGAGGTACTTTGCGACAATGGACATCATCAACAGGCGAAGAGACTCACAGCTTGCGGAGTCCCTGGGGTTCTTCAACGCAGGCCGCCGCAGTGATGGTAGTGAATATACCAAGCGTAATTTTATAGATGATTACTTCGACATCATTGACGATGCACGAGAGCGCAAGGATCAAGTAGAAGATACTCTTGGTATCGAGTGGAAAGATAAGATTCCTGCTGATGATGATCTTGAGGCGCAAGCCCTTGAAGCTTGGTACGAGGCTACATCTAAGTCATTGACAGCAGCAGGTAGCTACTTGCCAGATAAATTAGACAGGCTACGAAATCAAGTTCTAAAGAAATTCCCGAATCAGGCTGATTACATTATTCGTAACACAAACGACACGCCGTTACCTGCGGGATTCTTGGAAGCGTTAGTTCGTGCTGGATTAGACTCGACAGTAGAAAAGATCATGCGTTCTAGGGCGGCTCGACAGGCACGAGGCGCACCGAGACAGCCAGTGGTTTCTCCTAGCACACTTATACCCCCAGAGCAGCCTGCAAAGGGAGGAGTTGGCATTACTCCTAAATTTCATCAATTGCCTAGTCCTTTAGGCAGCGATCCTCTTTTGCAAGGACTACTCAGGCCCTCTAGTTCATCTGGTTCGTCTGCCCAGAAAGAACTCCATAGACTTCAGTTGCTCAATCAGTAAGTAATGCTTTACTATTTGTGAAACCTAAACATTTAATATGTCATCTAACGGTGCCATATTTTGGAGAGCAATATGGTTACTGAGACAAATGAGCCAGGATCTGAATCTACGGTAGAAGTTACTGAAGGTTCGTTGAATCTTGATGATAGTGTAGAAACGCCTACACAAGAGATCACTGAAGATTTAACGGAAACGAATGACTCGCCTATCGAGGTTACTCCTGAAACTGAACCTCAAGCCAACACTGAAGAACCAGTAGGAACTACAGAACCGCCGAATCCCGAGTTAAGCAAGTATCAATCTGCTACCGATAAACGGATAGCAGATATGGAAGCGCAACTTCAACAGGAACGGCAGCGCGCTGCAAGGGCTGAACAACTTCAAAACTCTAATACGTTAGATGCTGAAGTAAACGCATACGGTCAAGGGCTAGTCCAAAGATATATAGATCAAGGGCTGGATGATGCGACTGCATTGCGAGCGGCTCAAGAGCAAGCTGCTTTTGCTAAAGAAGCATATCTTGCAAAACAACAGGCTAATCAGGTACTTAATCAATCTCAGCAAATGCAGTATGAGTTAAATACTCGTACTCAACTTGCTAAAGCGTATGAACTTTCAACTCAATATGGAGTTGAATATAGTGAATTACAAGATTTGCCTGATCCTGAAACTATGGAGAAGTTTGCAAAAACATTGTCAAAGATTAACAAGCTGCAAAAAACAGTGCAGCAAGTTACTCCAGGACAACGATTGAACAGTGCAAACCCATCGGCTGACATAGCACCTACTAATGCTGAAGACGTTTTAGATAGATACAACGCAGGTGATTCTGCGATAACTACAGAAATGGCTCGTTCTGCTTCTCAGAAGTTAGGGCTTTCCATTTTTGGTTGAGGTATAAGAAATGGCCGTACAGACTTCCTCTACTGGGAATCTACAAAACATGTCGCGAATTATGCTCGCGTCTGCTCGTTACACCGAAGAGCATAATGCTCCGATGGTTGGACTCATTGAGAAGTTCAATCTTGGTAAAGGTGAATACCAACTGACAATTCCGAAGGTCGCTCAGATGACCGCTGAGGATCTGGCAGAGGGTCAGGACATGATTGACAGCGAAGACATTGATGTCTCAACTGTCACCGCTACAACTGCTGAAGTTGGACTGAAGGTAATCATTACCGACACCCTTCTCCAGCAAAACAATGAAGATGTCTTCAAGATCATTGGTCGCCAGATGGGTGACGCAATGGCTCGCAAGAAGGACAACGACATTATTGCCCTGTTCCCGTCGCTTAATGGTGGAACAGAACTTGGCGCAGACGATAAAAGTTTAAATCTGGCAAACGCTTCTGCAATAATTGCTACCGCAAAGGCAGATCAGTTTGGTAGCGACCTTTTTGTCGTTCACCACCCTAACGCGCTTTGGAAACTGGCAACTGACGTAGGTAATACCCTGTCTACTTATCCACTCCCTGACGCTTTCAACAAGCCAGCGGTAAAGGATTACTGGTCAGGCATTAAGCTTTCAGGTGTTCCATTCTTTGAGGATGGAAACATCGCCAAGATTGGTACGTCTGATTCTGGTTACGGGGTTATTGCTGATAAGACAGCTATGGGTCATCTTGCTGCAAGGGCAAGGCGAGAAGAGCGTGAGCGGGACATTTCCCTGCGAGCATTTGAAGTAGTTGTTACTGAAGACTATGCAGTGTTTGAAGTTGACGATACTCGTGGCTCTTCTGTTCGTTACGAAATCGGCAACCCTGTAACTAACAACAACTAATTCGGTTTTTATTAGGAGGCTCTTGTGGTTAAATCTGGCTTACAAAGTATGACTGTCAACGGAGTAAAAAAAATCTCTCTGTGGAAATACAGCGAAAGTAGGGAAGAATGGGAAGAATGCCCTAACCTTCCTGCTTCGTTTATAGACGTATACTTAGAGCGAGGCTTCCGCAAGAGTCCTCCTGAAGCTAAACCTGAACCTGAAGTAGAGGAAAAGACTGGAACCTTTTCTGAAGCTATAGCATCAGGCAAGCTAGACAATGTTGTCCCTGTCTCGACTTCAAACGTAAGAGTAAAGAAGAAACTCGGGCGACCTAAAAAGGTGTAACGATAGACCGAGCCTTTAACATCGGACTATCGCAGGGCTTAGAACCTGTTCAAAACTTAACCCAAGGAGGGTTATTAGAATGGCATTTCCACTCACCGTACATTTAGGGTACGGACAGGAAAAAGTAGAGACTTCTTCTCAGAAGCAGAAACTCGGTACAAGGGCGGTAACGCCTGATGGAAGAGTTTTCTATTACGCAGAAAATAGTGGCACAGCTATTACTTCTTCTGGTCAGTTAGTAGATGGTATCGCTCAGGTTGGAGCGAATGATGGAGACTTGGCTACTGCTGCGTTAGCAGCGGGGTCGCTGACGGTAACTACAACTACTTCTCTTACTGTAACTAAAGACCAATACAAAGACGGCTACCTTTTTATCAACGACAATGCTGGCCAGGGTGAGGTATATAGAGTTAAATCTAATACCGCAGTATCCAGTGCAGCAGGGTTGGAAGTAACAGTTGACGAGCCAGATGGCATTAGAACTGCCTTTACTACTTCTACGCAGTTGGGGTTAATGTATAACCCTTACAAGGATATAAAGATCATCGACGGTGACGGTACCATGACTACCGGACCGCTAGGTGTGACTACCATTCCTGTAACGGCAGATTACTTCTGTTGGGTACAAACTGCTGGTCCTGCTGCTGTACTATCTGGCGCAGCGACTTTCGTAGTAGGCGACGCTGTTGGCCTAAGTCAAGCATCTGGTGAATCAGGGGCTTTTGACCTTTGGGACTCCTCAGCTAATGAGGACACAAGACCTCTTGGTACTTCTATGGGTGTCGTTTCAGTTGACACCGAGTACGGATGGGTCATGCTCGCAATTCGCGACTAATCATTAGGGGGCTAACTTGGCGAAGCAACAACTTTGGTTACCTGTGTCCGCAGGTAGAAAAGCAGGGCATCGTCAGGTTAGCCTTTCTAAAGATGCTGAACGTGTGATCGGGCAACCGTCCGAAGAAACCTTTGATGTTGGGCATGGAAAGAATGTTTACATCCCCGGAGCATCTAGGCTTGAAGGGCAACAGTTAGAAGAACTCCTTCATAAAGAACGAGAAGTTGCAGCGCAAGAAGCACAGGCTTTTGCAAAGCAACAGGCAACCCATCCGGTTAGCAAAGAAAAACTAGACGATCTAAAGGGTGGTCTAAGATCTTTAGCAGACTGGCGTAGAAAGCGCAGAGCAAGCAAGTAGGTATATCGTGGCTGCATTTCAAAGCAGGACTAGAGAGCAGATCAGGCGGTCTATTGCTGCTAATCTCGATCAGCCCCCAGCAAGTTCCGCAACAGGTACTGGAAGTTCTACAACCATTGTTGATGCCAGCACTATAGGCGGCGATGACGAATATAACGGCGGCTGGATTATATTTACTTCCGGCGCGAATGATGGGGTTATTCGTCGTGTAACGGACTACACCAGTTCGACAGGTACATTCACCTTCAAGCCAGCAGCAGGCTCTACATCTTCTGATGACACCTACGAATACTGGCGCGCTGAGTATCCACCTGATCGAATCCACGAGTTCATCAATCAAGCTATAACTCAGCGGACTCCTCGTGGCCTTGTTATCAACGAAGATATTTCAAATCATGGTCATATCCGTGACAGCCGCCACGACATCCCGTCGGCAATGGTTGCTGTTTCTCAAGTTGACTATCGCTCTCAATATGTGGGCAAGCAAATTGATGAAGCGAGTACTGCATGGACTGCTGGCTCAAGCGTAACGATTACTGCTGACTCTGAAGATAACAAAGCATTCAGCAGTTCTACCCGTATGTATTTGAGTGGAGTATCCGCAGCAACGGTAGGCTATAAAGATATTAGTTCATTGGATCTGCGTAGATACGATACGCTTGAGTTCTGGTTCAAGTCTTCTGTAACACACGCCGCTGGTGATCTAACGATTGTTTTAGGTGAAGGCTCTACTCTTGCTACTCCAAGAGAAACTATCAACATTCCTGCTGCAACTGCAAGAACCTGGACTTATATGCGGGTGAGCCTTGCAAACCCAGAGTTGCTTTCATCTATCGTATCTGTAGGACTTAAGTTTGTTACTGGCACATCTACAAGATATGTCTGGATCAATGACATCAAAGCTGTTGAGACAGAATCTGCTGTATATAACAGGTTGTGGTCAGGTACTTACCGGATAGATAGAGAAGCCAGGAAAGTCTTTTTAGCTGAACCAGCTAGGAAAGAAGTTGGCTACAGGTTGGTGCGCCTTATCGGATACAACCTTCCAACACTGCTAAGTAGTGACTCTACTACGTGTGAAATTGATCCTGATTTAGTAGTTGCGCGCGCCACAAGTAAAGCTTTGTTTAGCCTTGCCAGAGGGCGCACCACAGATCCAGATGACCATGATCGCAGGGCAGCCTACTTTGAGGGAGTAGCTGCTCAAGCAGAGCGTTCTCTTCCCACGCTTAGACCTGGCACGAAGATGGTGGACTAATGGCTTCTGTTATAGGCGACAATGAAATCCTTCTTAACAGCAAGCGTTACAAGATCGCTGGGCCTGTACGTAAGACCCTTGTAAGTATCGCTGCTCCAAGGTTCACCATCGGTGACACACAACGTGGTGCTGATCCAAGGGCATCTATCCTCACGCAGAACGACTTTCGTGGCGGTATAGGTTGGAACCGTGGGTTAGACCCTGGATCTGTTGACAGGGCTTGGTGGACTGATTGTCAGATTCGATTCAAGGGACACGTACTTCTCCCAAGAAAATCTACCTCAGTTACTAACGACAATACAGGTGAGATTACTAGCATTACCGAGTTTCAGGTAACGGGTGAGGCTTCATCTAACATTTATGCTTTATTTAGAGATGGAGACTTATATAGGTTCGGTAACACTAATAATAGTTGGGAGACTAAGGCTTTTACGCTGACGAATCCTACTTCTGAGTCAATTGTGTTTACTGACTCTACTCCAACCAGCTACCTTATTTTTGCTCAGGGCAACACCGGATACTCGTATACGACAAACGGGACATCTGTAACGAATAAGCTTGCTTCTGCAAGCGCAACAAATAAGGTG